CACCACCAGGCGCCCCTGGTAGATGGTGGTCTTGCCCTTGACAGGCAGGGAAAGATATTTCGCGCCCTGGGCGATCTCTGCGGTGTCCCGGGCCATAGTAAGTGCTGCCATAGTGTTAGTCCTCCTTCATGTATTTTTTGGCTGTTTCGGGATCGACGCCCAGCTGCTTGCAGGCCATCATGGTGGCCGCGTCAATGGTGCCGTTCCCTTGCTTGATGTCCTCGAACCCGACCGCGCCCATCGGCACGACCTGGGGGGCCTTTTCTGCGAAATCTGCAAAACCCTTGGGGTCACTCAGCGCATAGCTGGTGGCCCACCCTTTTTGCGCCGGGGTGATCTTCCCAGCTTTAAGGGCCATCTCCACAGCGGCATCCGCATCGCGCTGGGCATTCTGGGCTTTCAGCGCCTTCAGCTCTTCAGCCAAGTTGACCCCGTCAATGGTACCGGTCTTCAGCTCCATGATCTTGGCCGTTACATCGGCGGCGGGCGCTCCAGCTTTAAGGCCCAGCAGCTCACAGACCGCTTTGTTTGCGACCGTGTTCTCGTCGGCGGTGGGCAGTTTCTGCCCTTCCTTGAGGCTCTTGTTCTCAGCGATGCACGCGGAGAGGGCCTCCATGATCTGTTCCTCGGTGGCGTCCTCGCCCAGCCCGAACAGCCCTGCCAGTTTCTTCAAGATGTCCATATTGCTTTGTCCTCCTTCAAAATTTTCCGAATTGACAAGGGGAGTCATCCCCTCAATCGCGGGTGTGTTGGTAAGGGCCAGGGAATGCAGGCCGGTGGCCTTACCGTCTGCCTTGCGGACACTAACCACAGGGGAGAGGTAGCGGTACTCCCGGTTTTTTAGATATTCCGCGCCCCGAGTCGTCCACTCGACCACCGCCTTGATGCAGCCATCCTCCAGCTTCAGCTCTTTGACCCATCCTGCGGCGGGGGCCTCGACCCCTTTGAGGGTCTGGTGTTCGTAATCCACTACCAGGTCAACGCCGCGCTGGGCGATCTGGGCCTTCATCGCCCGGAAACTCTCCTCGTCCACATCGAACTCACCCTTGGAGCTGACGACATGGCCAATCGGCAAAACGGAGATCGTTTCCGGCACTCCATTGATCTCCACATTCCCGCCCTTTAAGATAAAAATGCCTTTCACTTGTTGGTGTTCCTCCTTTCTGCGCTCCACGATAGCGTTAGTGCGCGTTATAACGCGGGATAACGGCTTTTTATTTGCTGCTGCACCCGTTTACCCCTCTACGCCGCAAAAACGCTTCTATGGGCCTTTCTGCGGCTCTGGTGGCCTCCCCGCATTTTCCCGCTTCCGGTAGGCATTCGCCAGCGGTTCCGGGTAGCCTGTGAGGTCGGGCGTGTAGCGAACCTTTGCCGGATTGGTGCCAAAATTGAGATCGGGGACGACTGAGGTGAACCGCCCGTCTGCAAGCTCCGCACGGTCGGGGGCTTTCTCCTCCACGGTCAGCCCCATCTGCTCCACCTGACGCTTTGAAAGTGACCGGACGGTGCAGCGGCAGCGGAACCCGTTGGGCGGATACCAGGTATCCCAGACGGGGGAGTCTGCCCGGAATACGCGCCCGTCCATCGCCAGGTGGGAGGGCCGGGTGTGGCTGTCATTGACAGCGTCATACTGCCAGTAGGGGCGGAGCTTTAAGACGCCGGGGTCGGTCATCTGTTCATAGTGGCCGACCTGGAAAGCGGTCTGGGTATTGGTGCGGAAGATGTTGTCCGCCTGGAAAGGGGTGATGCCTTCATACCCTTTCTCCTCCAGGAAACTGTTCATCCGTTCCCGAAACCCCTCCATCGTTTCCCCGTCCTCTATGGCCCGCAGCAGCTCGTCGTAGAATTTCTTCAGCACCTGGACGCTGGTGTATCCCGAAACGGTGAAGGCCAGCCCCCGGTATTCCTCTGCGATTTTGTAAAACTGTGCCGCTGTGACCGGGACGCGCTCCCCAAAGTAGCGCACGGCATCCTCAAAGGTAAAATCCGCATTTCTGGTGATGATGCTCTCAATGTCGTCCATGCTCGATTGACCTCCCCTCCAGGTCGGCCAGGAACATCGCCCGCTGCAGCAGCTCCTCCATCTTCCCGGCATCCATCTCGCCCAGCAGCTTTTCGACAAGGGCATCGTCTTCCAGCTGCCGTTTCAATTCCTCCAGGCTCCCGGCATGGTCAACCAATTTGAGAACCGGGTCGAATATCCGGCTGAAGTTTCCCTTGCTGGCGGCAAGGGCGGCATCCGCGATCTGGTCGATGCGCTGCTGGGTGCCATGCCCGCTATCTGCCCCGGCTTTGAGGGAGAGGGCGGTGGTGGGCTGCCCCCCGGGCAAGAGGCCAGCGCCGCCCGCAAACCTTGGCGTGGCGATTTCCTCGTCGGCCTCCGGCTCCGGGATGCTGAACTTCTTGTAGATGTAACTGGTGGGTACCCGCAGCCCGATCTTCCCGATGAGCACGTCCAGGATGTTGGCGGTCTGCTCCAGGTCTTCCCCTTCCTCGCAGTCAAACTGTATCTTGGGGATGCGCTTGTCCTCACCGAAGTTGAAGATGCACAGGGGCCGGATGAGGTCACGCCGGAGGGTGGAGGCCAGGGCCTTGCAGTCAGCCACGGTCAGGTCGTGCCGGACGTCGTTGTGGGTCTTGCTCTGGGCGTAGCTGCCGCCGCCGCTGTCCGAAGTGAGGGTCTGGCCCAGGATAGCCTTGCTGATCTGCTCGTCGCAGTAACGGGCCAGCCGCTCATAGAGGTCGGTGGAGCTGGTTTTTTCCGTGGTGATGAAGTCGATGGTGGTGCCGTCCGGGATGATGCCCGCCGCGTCCGCACCGATCTGGATGAGGGCTTGCATGAGGGCCACCTTGTCTGCCTCGCTCGCCCCGGGCGCATACTTGCCCAGCCGGAGCGGGAGGCCGTAGACCTCGGCGAAGCTGACCCAGTCCTTCAGGTCGTAATTCTTGAACAGGTACATCCAGGCCACGACCCGGAGGATACCCGCCCGGGAGCTGTGCCCGCTGCGGGCCTTGTACCTGTGGACGATGAACTTGTTCGCCGGGAGCAGCAGCCCCTCGGAGTGCTCCTGGGTGCGTACCTTGAATGAGTCGTCCAGGCTGTCCCAGAAGAACCGCTTCTGGTGCCGGGACTTGATCTGGGTGACGACGACGTGCCCCTCGTCATAGCCCCACATGATCTCCGAGACGGCGAAGCCCTTTCCGATCGCGTCCAGCAGATCGTTCTCCACGTCCTCGAAGCCCTCCATGCCGCCGAGCTGCTCCTCAATGAAGGCGGCGATCTCCTTGTCCCGGGGGTCGTCGCTGAACGGGATGATCTCGAAGTCCAGGCCGGTGACGGCGTTCTTCCGGGTCTGGAGCTGGCTGAACAGGTGGGGGTCTTTTTCCTCCATCTCCTCGAACAGCTCCATCTGCCGCAGCACGTCACCTGCGTCGGCCTCCTTGAGTATCTCAGCCAGCTTGACGGGGGTGAGGCCGTTGCTGGGGTATTCGCTGTATTTGTCCGTCACATGGGCAACGGCAATCTCCTGGGTATCGGGACGGCGCGGGGGCGCGGGCGGTGCCTGAGCGTTCTGCCGCTGCCGCTTTCTTCTGCTCATTCCACAGCCTCCTCAATGCGCCGCTGCGCGATCTGATAGAAGTCGTCGTCCAGCTCCACGCCGATGAACCGCCGTCCGGTCTTCTTGGCGGCGACCAGGGTAGAGCCGCTCCCGGCGAAGGGGTCGAGGATGAGGTCGCCGGGTTTGGTAACGCTGGTGATGAGGTTGGCCAGGAGGCCCACGGGCTTCTCGGTCGGGTGTACCATCTGGGAGCTGTTGATTTTCTGGAAGGTGACAAGGTCTTTCGGGCGGTGCCCGGGGAAGCTGAACTTTCCCTTGACCGCAAAGATGATGTTCTCATGGGAGGGGGCGAACGCCGCCTTGGTGTCGCCCATGCCGTGAAACACCTTGTCCCAGATCACTTCGCTCTTGACCTGGAAGCCCGCCAGCTTCATCGCGTCGATGAAGGTCTGCTGCACATCCCAGCGGGTAAAGCAGACCAGGGAACCCCGGCCCGACTCCCCGGATTTGAGAACCCGGAAGGCGTCATAGAGGAACCAGATAAAGGGCGACTTGTCGTTCTTGATTTTGGCCCCGGTCTGGGAAACGTAATTGATACCATAGGGCGGGTCGGTGATGATCGCGTCCACGCTCCCGGCCTCCATTTCCCGGAGCACTGTGAGGCTGTCGCCGTGGATGATGGTGTTCTCTTGGATAATAGCTCTCGCCTCCTTAGTAGGCTCCGCGCCGGAAGTCCAGGGCGCGGGCGACGACGCTTTTGTATTCGACCCTCCGACCGACCTTGATGTCCAGGGCCAGCTTCACGGCCATCTGGAGCCCGTCCGGGGCGTCGTCGTTCTTGCCCATAGGGTACTCAGTCATTTGCTTCAGGAGGGTCTTGTGCTTCTTGCTGAACTTGACGTAGCCGTTCTTGACGAAGGGCTGCAGCGACTGGATGCGGGCGTCTTTATTCTGGGTGCTGTTGATCTCCTCAATGGGAAGGTATTCGCCAGCCTCCGCCGCCCGCTGCCGCATGATCTCCGCGAAGTAATACTGGAACTGCACCGTCTCCACGCCGAATTTGTAGTAGGGCCGTTTGAAGTCCCGCTTCAGGCGGCGGCTCGCCTCCAGCGCGTCCTCGATAATCTGGTCGGGCTTTCGCCGGGCCACGTCCGCGATCACGACGTAGATATAGCCGGTGACGGTATCCTTGGCCAGCGCGAAAATGGAGCTGGTGTCCGACTTCTTGTTCTTGCCCAGGGAGGGGTCGTTGGCCCCGATGAACAGGAAGCGGGGGTCAGAGAAGTCCGGCTGCTGCTTCCCGTCGTCGTCCCAGAAGTCAAACCACTCCTCCTGGAAGGTGCAGTTTTCCGGGTCAATCGGGTCATTCTGGATCTCACTGTTAAAGCTGGCCTCGCCCTCTGAAATGCGGATGACCATGAGGTCATAATAGGAGAGCTTTTCTTCCCATAGGACGGCAGTACCCTGCAGCATCTCCTCGCGGTTGGCCTCGTAAAAGGCCAGGGCCTCCTCCTGCCTTCTGTCGTTGCTGAGATCGGTGAATATCCGCTCCCAGGCGTCCCACAGCTCCGTATGATCCGCAAAGCTGATAACGCCCTGGTATCTCACCGCTTTGTAGCTTGGGTTTTTGGCGACATTCGCCAGCAGCGCGTCGAAGTGCAGCAGCGTCCCAATATACACGATGTCGGTATAGGTGTCGCCCGCCTTGGAGACCGCCTTATAAAACCAATCCCGGAGCTTTTTGCGCTGCTCCGGTGTGTTCACATTCTCGTCATTCTCCAGATCGTCGCAGACAATGAGGTCGGGTCTCCACTGCTTATGTCGCCGACCGCGGATTTTCTTGCCGGAGCCGATTGCCTCGATCTTGACCCCGTTGGCCAGCAGGATGACCGATGATTTCCAGACCCGGCCCTGCAGCTCTCCGAAGTCCTCTCGCAGCGCCGCGTTTTCCTCCAGCTCCGTTTTGATGTCCGCCAGAAACCCCTCGGCCTGTTCCGAACTGTCGGAGAGGATGATGATGTAATGCTTGTATGCGTAAAGGGCTGCGTGCAGATCGTCCTTGAAGGTAAAGGTGGTGCTTTTGGCGTGGCCACGCGGAGCCTCGATTGCTCTGCGGCATCCGTCCCCCCGGCTGATCTCCTTTGCGTCAGTGTCTGGATTTTTCCCCTTTAGCACACCCTCCCGCCATATCCTGTCCAGCTCCCCGTGAAAGGCGGGTGAGCTACGGACAAAGTAATGGGCGAGATAGGCCCGGCCAAAATACTCCAGGTCGAAGGCCCCCAGCCTGCGCCGCAGGCCCTTCGACCCGGTCAGCTCTTTCCCGGCGCGGTAGTCCCGCAGGAGTGCCGCACGCTGCTCCGGAAAGTTGTCTCCCCGGACAACATATTCGAGAAAAAGCTGCTGCTGATATTCCCGGTTTGCCACCGCTTCCCGGTCTTCCGGTTCCTCCAGTTTTTCCAGGTATTCGGTGAGGTCAATCTTCGCCATCGGTCAGCACCTTCTCTCTCGCACGAGCCAGAACATCATGCAGCTCCCCTACAAGCTCCGGGTGCTGCCGGATCGCCGCCATCAGCTCCGCCTCCATCTGGTCAAAGGCAAGCTCCGCCTTTTTCTTCAGATCGGCCCGGACGCGTTTTTCATAGGTGGCATTCCGGGAAAGGGAAGCGATCAGCCGCCCGGCCTTATCCAGCGGCAGCTCGTCGAACTCCTCCTCGGCGGTGCTGACCCGCTGCATGAGGCCGTCCATCAGCACCAGCTCCGCCGCCTTGGTATAATCGAGGTCGGGGTGAGCCTCCACCGCCTGGGCGATTGCCTGGGTGCGCTGCAGCGTCTCAGCGACGCGCTGCGCCGCCTCTCTGGTGCGGACGGCATAGCGCCCGACTGCCGATTTACTGATGGGATAGCCCTCCTCTTTCAGCCATTCCGACAGCTCCATGTAGGTGTTGGCCGGGTTTGCCAGTTTCATCTCAAACTGTGATTTGAGAGGCTCCGGCAGATCGTCCACGCTGGAATGGATGCGCCTGCGCCGACGCTTCTTGTCAGACATTGACACCACCGTCCTGGATGGTATCTTCCACCAGGTCGATGCCTTTCTTGGTGAGCTGCACCACCGCATCTTTGCGGTAGGCATTATAGGCACTGACCGACCGGGCGGTGAAAGCGATGTAGCCGCCATCCTCCAGGTACTTGAGGTACTTGCCGATGTCCGGCGTCATGATGAGGTTATCTGCCATGAGTGCGTTTACGATCTGGCGCACCAGCAACGCCCCGTTGTTGCCTCTGGCCAGGGCGCGCATGATATAGCCCCGGATCGCTTTGTTCTTTTCCACCTCCTGCTCGGTGGTTTCATCTAAAAAGGCCATATCTATCCCTCCTTCCTGCCTACTGAGATGAGATTAAGAACCCTGTCGAGCTTCTGGTCTAACCCGCTGATATTGTGATCAACGCTGTTCATGCTGCGGATAAAGTCTTCCCGCAGGGTATAGACCAGGGGCAAATCGCTTTTCAGATCGCCCAGCTGCCCGGACAGGTCTTTGATGTCCTGCTCCCGCTTGCGTTCCTCCTCCCGGATGTCGGCGGCGTTTTTCTTGTCGGCCTCCTCCAGCGATACAAGCGTCTTCTTGATAAAATAGGTCAGCGCCCCCACGACCAGGGTGCAGAGCAGCGACGCCGATGCCCCGATGATGGCGGTGATTTGGGTGACATCCATAGGGGCCTCCTTTACTGCGGCTGTGCGCTATCGTCGAATACAATGCTCTCGGGCAGCAGGATGGGATCGGCCTGCTTTACCTTCAGAACCTCGTTTTCAATGCACTTTTTCAGATAGCTGTCAAAGCTGCCCAGATTCTTGGTGATGACCCGCTGCGCCTCCGGGCCAATCTGCTTCTTTACATCATTAAATACATCCCTGCCCAGGGCCACCAGCTCCGCCCGGTCTTTTGTCCCGGCCTTAACCGCCTCCCGCAGCGCCTTGGCGGTGGTCTGTTCCATTGCGCCCACCGACAAGGTGACCAAGTTGGCTACATCCAGGACGGCGTTGTTCAGCAGCTGCCGGGCTTTCTCGTCAGCGATCTGTGCTGTCTGCGCCTGCAGCTTCGACGCTCCCAGGCGGATGTAGTAGATCGCGTATGTCCCGGCTAGCGTGATGACCGCCAGCATCAGGTTTACCAGGGTTTCGCTGACTACGCTCTGAATGATTTCCATGTTCATGTTTGCGTCCTCCTTTAGACAAAAAAATTGAGAGTAGAAGCATAGCTTCTACTCTCATGTTACTGCCTTTTCCCGGAAGGTTACATACGAACTACTTCTAAGAAAAGCGTTTAGGATTGCCTGTTTTCCGGGCCGACATAGTCAAAAATGCTTATCTGGCCTTCGGCGCAGCCCTCGCCGCAAAGCTGCCGTACCCATCGCTCCGTTACACCATATTTTTTAGCAAGCTGTGGGTGGTTGTATCCGTTAAACTCGCCCTTGATGCGGGCATCCCGAGCGGGACGAAGGATGCTCTCCGGCTTGGGGATATAATCCGTTGCGCCGCCGTCCACCTCGGCCAGCTT